GTCAGAAAGCATCTCGCCGTAGAGCTCCTGCTGCGCGAGTCGCGTTCCTTCATAAACGCCCATAATTGCACTTATATATGACTCTGAGAGGTTACCACGGTTATCCATGGTTGAGCCTTTGGTAATGATTACCTTGTCTGGATTCTTTTTACTTTCATTTATAAGCTGATACAAAAGTGGAACACGCTTGGGCGTCGTGGTTACAAGTATCTTTGGCTTCATGCCAAGACGTGTGCCAACACGTAAGTTATCAAACGCGGTCATACCTGCTGCGTCAGGAGTTTGACGCCAGGCGGCAACCTCATCACCCCAGGCATGCGTAAATTGAGGACCGCGAAGTGAGTCAGGCTCGTCTGCTGTAAAGAGAGTTGCGGTGTTTCCGTTGGGCCATGTGAGACGACGTTTTGACGGCTCATAGTGCGGGCGCTCGCTTGGAGGAGACACATTTATGATTCCAGATTCACCTTCTACGATAACGTCACGAACGTCGGCGGCAGTACGCGCAACGAGCGCAAAGCGTCTCTGTCCAGTGTTCGTGTACTTTGCCTGCTCGCGCACCCACTCTGCGGCGAGGCGGGTCTTACCAAAACCGCGACCTGCGAGAACAAGCCAGATGTTCCAGTCGTCTCCCACAGGAGCCTGCTGCTCTGGACGACCCCAAAACGACCAGTCCCAAGGAAGTATCTCTTGGTCCAATCCTTGAAGAATTGCATCGCGCTCCTCGGGTGCAAGAAGTGCTACGTGTTCTGCTAGGCTTTTACCCATGTACAAATAGTACAATAACGAGCGCTCGTTGACTTGTGTACAAAAACGCAGATGCAGTACCTTAAGGTTAGGTGCCTTGGGCGTGAGAGAAGGAAATGGTTATTTCGAGCGCTCTTCCAAAGTGTCTCCAACTATTTTTCCAAATTCTAAGACATTTTCCGCTTTTACGAAAAGTACATGTGCATGTTGCTACATATTTTTTCTACATAATGTTTGGAAAAAATTCCAATGTTTTGTTGTATAAAAAGATGTAGGCTAGCACCTTTGTAAGATGCTAGCCTATACCTAGTGAAGATATGGTTAGTTTAGATTTACCTCTACGTTATTGTCGCCTTCAAAGATCTTTGTAAAGGTATCAGCGTCGACGTCACCAGTTGCCTTGAGTCCTTTGTCAGACTGGAACTTAGTAACTGCCAACTTAGTAAGATCACCTAGCCAGCCATCACGATCTGCGTAGGCTTCGTTATAGCCAAGCTCAGATAGACGACGTTGTAGGTGATGGACAGTTAAGCTCTTGCGTGCAAACTTATTTTTGTACACGCAGTTGCTGAGAAACACTTCATCCTTCTCTCCGTTACCAACAACGTGACGTGAACTTGCCTTAGGCTTTGCAGGCTTTGGTTCTTCAAGAACAGGAGCCGCAACCGCAACAGGTTCAGGTTCAACGATAGGTTCAGGAGTTGGTTCAGGAGCTACCGCAACAGGTTCAGGTTGAATAACCTCAACGGGAGCAGGAGCTTCCTCGATAGGAGCAGGTGCCGCAGCAACAGCTTCTACCTCAATAGGTTGAATGTTTTCTTCGGTCATGGTTGTATCTTATCCTTGTAGTTAAGTTATGACTTAGGAAATAGTGGAATCCACTTAGTGATGGAAGGCTCAGCCGCAGTGCCATCGTAGGCATTAGGACCTAACCCCCAGCTACTCCAATCAGTACCACCATTGGTCATCTGATAGACGATCCTGGCATTGGTTACTGGGTCGAATAGATCTGTGTTAGCCGCAAGGTCATACTTCTTGCGACGATCTACACCGAGGCTTCCAATCATGTTGACCTGGAAGATACCGTATGAGTTATCGCCTGTGTTCACGTTGTCGTTGTGAGCTACAGGTCGACCATTACTCTCCCGCATGGCAACTGCCCATGCTGTCTTTAGGGCTTGGCCCTTGAAGCCTACCGCACGAAGGATGTCAACAAGATCATCCTGTGCTAGCTTCCTTGCACCCTTGAATACTTCAAGGGGATTCTTTGTTAGCTCATGTTTATGAGCTGGTACTGCTGTCTCTGTGTATGGTGCCGCCGCATTTGACGAGTATGTTGTCACCGCGAAGATACCGATTGTTAGTGCCGTTATATAGGCTACGGACGTCATTGCTATTCCACGTATTGTCAGATGTTGCAACGCTAGTTCGCCTCCTTCTTAGGTTAGGGATGGGACAACCCAGTGATGTCACCGCACTGAGCTTCTTGCTACCCTGCAGCTTCTCAGACTTACGTCTGTCCTCTACCACTTGCACAGGGCTGGAGATAAAAAGGGATGTCAAAATCATAGACGTACCTCCGTCTCTCCGTATTGGACTTACAAGTACACTATACCACAAAAAGCTAGAAACTTACGCCCTTTGGGAAAGGAATGCCATTGCGACCGAGGTTAACCCTAAGGCCAGCACTAGTGCACCTTTAGATGGGTCCAGGAGCGCGGTAAGAACCGCCAGCAGTGAGCTGGCGGCTGATACCACGGCTGGCCACACAAGATTGCGTAGCACAGCTATAACCTACTTACTCTTACGGGTCTTACCCTTGAGGCGATCTGAGGTGTTACGGATCTCAGTACCTGCATCGGAGATAAGCTTACGAGCCTTACCGTATGTGATGCCGAGTTCCTGTGCTACCTCGACTACGGACTTGCCAGATGTGTAAAGCGCCGCAGCCTGCTGCGGTGTGACGGTTGTCGTCATTTGTATGTTTCCTTTTCTCGTTGTTTCGTTTTTCTCGAGTGATGCAAGTGAAGCTCGTGAACGATCGATCAAATCACGGGCTTCCTTGAGCAATTTGGTACTGCTCAAGATTTCTTCTTTTCTTTCTTTGGAGGAGTCTTGCCATGGCGATTACACAATAGCTTTCCTCCCCAGGCAGATCGTGGCTTCACGTTGAAGTCACAGTCTGTTCCATAACCTGCCGCATCACACTTGACCCGTTTGGTAAGGATCGAGTTGTTGATTGTGGCAATAGCTCGCTTAACAACAGAGTTGTTGATAGCGAATCCGTCTGTTTGGTGACAGGTCCAGCAAAGGTATTCATTCCTTCGATGTGCTGGATCTCTCACAGCATTCTCTGCACCACATCTATCACAGTGCTGAATTTTCTTGCGAGTGAATGTAATCTCACGATAGTCAGATGCACACACTAGCTTATCATCAATTTCGTAGACGAGTACGTTTGTGTCACCGCACAAGGAACAGGTGTCATAGACATATACCTGCTCTCGCTGGATAGTGCCTCGAGTCATTGGTCCTCCGTAATCGTCCTTGGAAAAACTATAATCCTTTTACCTCAACTTGTAAACTACTGTAGAGGGTTAACTACTCCAAGCAGGGGAGTATTTGCCGCAGCCTTCATGAACTGTTTTTCCGCCAAGTGGTCATAGGTCGCTGCGATAAGCAACGAAGGAAGACAGAAGGCGATTAGTCCAGTGATGCTTGCGAAGAAGTGAGTCCATGTTCCTCCGACAGCGAGCGCGACCATTGCCGCAGCCCAAAGACCGGAAATAACTTTTATTGCGAAGGAGATGCGACGGTATTGAAATCCGCGTCTACGAAGTTCTTTTACTGTTTGCATGAGGAAGGTTCCTTTCGATTAGAGGGTTGCGATTCCGACGATTGTGCAGATGACTACAGTTGCAAGAGCCGCATAGACTCCTGCGCCATCGAGATTATCATTCATCCAGTCCGCGATGTTTCCAAAGAAGTTTGAAACTGCGTCACCGATATTTCCGAAGAAATCTGAGATTGCGTCCATTTTTACTTGCCCCTTTCTTGAGCTTGTAGTACTATTATAACAGGAAGATCCACCAAGATGTTGGCTATGACCGGTCAAAACCCGAACTTCTTGCGACATTCGGGTCCGAGCTGGAGGCTACGGCTGGTTGGATCGGTGAGCTCAGCTCCACAGGAACCGCAGCAGGAGTAATGGATACCAAAGAGCTTGGCGTACCCATATTGGTTTGAACGGATAACCCCAACGAGGTCAATCACGTCCTGAACAGAAAGCTTGTGACGTGTAAACCCACCGAGGCTTCCGGTGAGGCGACGCATATAAAGCGTGCCCATAAACTCGCGTACCTCAAGGAAAAGAAGGTCGCCATGAATCTCAAATCCAAGATCGAGGTGACTAAGGTCCGCAACAGGTAGTGCGTACTTTGACTTTTGAATCATAGTCAATGGTACCTGAGTTGGGTTGACACGAGGTGCCTTTGGAAGCTTTGGAAGCTTTAGCAACCGTGCGATTAGATCTGATGCCTCACGCTTGTTTAGGTGAGGTAGGTTCTCGCGGAGTTCGTCAGCTTCTCCAGCTTCGATCTCGCGTTCCTTTAGAAGGGTAAGAATAAAGTCGACCTGTTTTTCTGAAGGTCCGATAAGTACTGTCATTTTAGGCCCCTTTCTTGAGCTTGGTACTATTATATCAGGTAAATTAGGAAGAGCTAGGCAGGTGGGTGCCTAGCTCTTCTAGAAAGGTGTCTACAACCCAGACGGGAATGGAGTCCGCCTGAGGAGACCCCGCAAAGGTGAAAATGAAATAAACCCCTTTACGGTAGGGCAATTATATCACGTTTTAGTTGTCAAAAAGAGTAACTTCATCGTGAACGGTGGTAACGACGTTTGCCCAAATCTGAGGCGTGTGGTCAAATGGCTGGTACCCACCGGCTCCTCCGATGAGGACTCGACCATTGGCGTACGAGCGGGCGATATGGCCAACTGCCTTAGCCGCATACTCGTAACCTGGGTAATCGAACCTGAGGGTTGCCAATGGATCTGTACGATGAGCATCGGCGCCTGTAGCCAACAGGATAACATCTGGTTTGATCTCATCCGCGAGCTGGGAAATCTCGTCCATGCACTGCATAAACACATCATCACCAGAGCCTGGATCGAGAGCCCAGTTGTAGATTCCGAAGGATTTTTTATGTCCATCGCGACCAGTTCCAGGAAAGACTGTTCCATCGTGAATCGAACATGTCACGATGTCGCGTGAGCTTGCTAGCAAGTTCTCAACGCCATCACCATGATGCGCATCCCAGTCGATGTACATTGGCCGCATGCCATTCTTGGCAAATTCTTTTGCAGCCCACGCCATATCGTTGAATACACAAAATCCAGAGCTACGATTGTATTGAGCGTGATGCTTAGCTCCCTGAGGATTGAAGGCAACTCTTACGTTGTCATCAAGCATCTTCTCAACTAATCGTGCTGTTCCGGCGAACATGTGTGTAGCAACCTGACCAAGCTTTTTGCTTACAGGTTCATCCCACTCGGCGCATACGCCTTCGTCGATAACCTTGGAAACAAATTTCTTATCGTGGATAGACTCGAGCCTGTCACGATCTGACGGCACGATGTCCGGCGAGACAAGAACAAAGTCCCTGTCCTCCTTGATAAGCTCTACAGCATACTTTGCACGTTTCGGATTTGTTGGATGGTTTTCACCAAGCTTCCAATCAAGGTACACGTCACCGTAGGCGATGTGTAGCTTGTTATTCATCAGAAGTTTCTCCTATCTTAACTGTGCGAACTAGCTGTTCAAAATCTTTGTTGATGAGAACTGCACTTGAACGTCGTGACCGCATCAACTCAATTGCATCATCTGGCTCGTAGCCATCGAGCAAAAGAACGAGCGCCATCGTCAAGCCAGATCTGTTGATACCAGCTTGACAGCGAATCAAGACTCGCTTACCAGCTTTCCATTGTGCGTGTGCAAACTCCGCTGCCTCGAATAAAGCATCGAAGTTGATGCCATCAATACCAGCGTCATAAAAACCGTAGCGCATTTCTTGAACCTGCCAGTCGACAGGGCGAGCCCACGCGTACAAAGTAACTACCGTATCAAATTCGTTCTTCGTGATTTCACGAGAAACATACGGATTTGCTTCGTACTCGATTGTGTCAAAATCATCTGTGCCACCGAGCCACAGGTTAGGCAGGATCTCACTCCATAGAGGGAAGTCCCAATCTAGCTCCTCGTGAACCGGCGCCGCATGATTTTGCAGTTCCTCTTCGTCTAATATGCGTGCCATATCTCGTCCTTTCGTCATTGGGTGGGAAACCCTAGCAACCACTTGTTAGGGTTTCCACGGGTCTATTATATCAGGTTTGTAAACAACTCTAAACCATGGAGCGGACGACGGGGGTCGAACCCGCGACCTGAACCTTGGCAAGGTTCCGCGCTACCAACTGCGCTACGTCCGCACACCTATCTGTGTCTTTACGACAATAGGTTCTCCAGAGAAGATATCCCACTTGATTGCAGCTGCAATCGCCTTACGGATGTACTCCTCTGCTTGCTTTGGATTCTTAGCTTTACTCGCATTCAAAGCTTCAAGAGCTCCAAGTGCGATGTTGCTTCCTGAGCCTGCGTAGTAGATGCTGTTTACATCTCTGTCCCAAGAGTAATCTTCAAAGATCGGATATATGACACCGCGCACGGCGACAAGAAAAATAGAGTCATGCTCTGCCGCATGCCCATCTTCTTTCATATCGTACCCAGCTTCAACGAAACTCTTACGCATTTCCGGGATAAACTTCTTTGTCATAAACTCATCGAGCAAGTGCACCATGTTTGGTGGCTTAGGTGGACGCCAACCAAATTGAATTATGTTGGATCCACGACTTGAACCCGCACCAGCAATTAAATACGGACCATTCTCGATAATTTTATGTGTCGCCATTGCGATATGTCGACCTGATTCGTCACTTGCACGCGAGTCACAACCAATGACACACCAACCATCGCCTTGTATAGCGGCAAGTGTAGTCACAGATCCTCCCCACGGATTCCGACGCCTGGGAAACTATATCCCAGGCTCGGGCAATTGAATTATGCAGGGTCGATAATACTGAGTGGAACAGTCACGTTTGCTGACTCTACCTCTCTGGTAACAGGATTTACCCTGGCGAATCTTCCTGTGGGTGTCTCGAGTCGAACCACAACCTTAGTGCGATTCTTTGAGATTACAGTGGCATATTGCCCAACCATGTACCGCGTTCCGGTAAGTTCATTGAACTTAACCCTGTCGCCTACACCAAAATCATTTAGGCTGCGACCCTTCCGT